AAGTGCCTCCATTGTTTCCTTTCTCCAGGCCTCGTCTCTACCAGGCACTGCGTCCCACATAACCTCAACATATTCATAACCATTAGTACCTTCTTTAGCACCCTTACATGTTTTCCAAAAGTGGTTTAAACCGTTTGGTGTAGACGTCATTAACAATTTTGTACTTTGACCTGATGAAATCGTCGGATATACCGAGGCAAAAAATTCATCAAAGCCTTCAATAAATGCGACCTCGTCTAGGTATAGGAATGAGATTGACTTACCACGAATGGCCGATGATGTGGTAGTACCAGCATATATTTTACAGCCATTTTCTAAGGTAATATTACCTTTGTTCCATTCCTCAACACCCTGTTGCATCCATTTTGGTAAAGCTTCATAAGCAAGTTGAACTCTACCTAATACTTCACGAGCTGCGTCTCCCTTATTAGCAAGAATCGCAACAGTTTTAAATTCATTAAATAAGATGTAATGCAATATAACAGCAACAGCAGTTGTTGTTTTACCTGCCTGTCTTGATGTTAATACAGCAACACGTCTTTCATCAGTAATTTTTCTTGTGATATCCTTTTGGTAATCATACATATCCATTGGAATTAATCCGTGGTCTACATGTACAATTTTAATATAGTTTTCAGCAAAATAAACTGGATCCTTAGAACACTTTAGGTATTCCTTCAGCATATCCGGAGTCCATTCTACCTCCTCACCAGATTTTTTAAGAAACGAATTTCCTAGATAACCCTTATATCCATCAAGCATTGTTGGAATCATCCTTTATCATTTTAAGCAAATCTGCGGTTGATACTATCAAATTATTATTGGTCACATTCGTTGATGGACCTGATTCTTCTTTTGCGTATCTTTTCTTAGTTGACATTTCAACATAATCTTTGTTGGCGTCAAGTAAGGTTTTCATTAATTGAGACACAACCTCAAACGCTCTAGGCGATTCAGATTGTTTTGCAATTTCAACCATTTCCTTTACTGAATCATCGCCTAGATTAATGATACTTTCAATATTTTTTCTTGCAAGCTCAATATCTCTTAAATTTTCTTCGGCATTTTTATCATCAGGTATTACAGCTAAAGGTGTTTCCTCTTTTACGGCAGGTAACAATTCAGCCTCTTCGTTTGTTGAAAAGGCATTAACAGGAAGATCAGGTAATTTATCTTCAGTATCACCTATAATTTCTTTTTCTTCCTTAACAGCATCCTCTAGTGGTTTCATACCCAGATGTTGTGCAATTGTATCATCACTCATATCATTCTCTTTATTTGTTCTTGTTGACGAGTTCGCTTTCACCAAAACTTACACGTTTTCTTAAACCACTACTACTGAATCTGTGGTCTCGTCTATTAAAGTATAGGTCGATATCTCGTTTACGACATATGTCTTTGCCTGTAAAGTCCTTATCGCGATATTCTTCTCCTAGGATACGGACATGAATTGTATACATTTCCAAAATATCTTCTAGATCTTGTTCAGATGAATAAGGTATAATTTCATCAACATAACTTACTGCTTTAAGTTGAGTATATCTTTCCACCACTGTCTGAATAGGACCATTCTTTTCTGGTCTGTCTCCACTTGGGTCCATTTGCAATCCGACCATTAAATAATCACATTGTTCCTTTGCTTCTCTTAGCATCTGTACGTGACCTGCATGTAGCAAATCAAATGTACTCGCCGTAAATCCAACTTTTATCATAATATTCCATCTTTTCAAATTACTTGTAAACCATTATAACACATCTTGTGTGAAATGTCAACCATTAACTTGGAGCAGTATTTGCTGTAACCTCTGCATAATCCCAATTATCATCAAACTCTATTAAACTGTAATCAATACTCATTTCTCTATCTGTTGTCGGTTCATTATTTGCTGTCATTCCAGGTGAAACAGAATAGAACTCTTCAAATGATGTATTTGCAAGTGTATCGGTTGCGTAGCGGACATCAACAAATTTAATTGTAGCCTTATCTCTTTCTGGTCCAAAGAACCAACCTTTCATTGTAAAGTTTAGTGTATATAAAACACTTCTTCGTTCCTCAAAATCACCCTCGTAAAGGTCCTCGAATGATACGTCGTTTAAAATTAAAGGTATATCCATTGGTTCCAGACCATCAACGAGTCGAACCGTACTTGTAAACTCAGGATTGAAAAATGGTAGGATTTGCTCTAATAGCTTAACAGCGTCTTCATTATATTTAGCCATAATGTATAATGAAAAATCTAAATTATAAGGAACACCAGCATACACATATCGTCTATTACCACCATCTACATCAACATTAGTTTTTCTTAATTTTCTTGTTGGTGCAACTTTTCTTTCAGGGTCGTATGACATATTGGTCATTTCAAAAGACATTCTTGGAAGATTAATTGCAACACCTTTTAGAAATGCAGGGTCCTGTGTAACACGAGCTAATATTTTCTGAAATGGTGCATATGATATTGGAACAATCATATCCTGAACCAACACATCATTATTATCAACTCTTTGTATTTTTAGCTGATTAAAGTATGTACCAAATAATGCAACGTATTTGCGTAGTGTGGAATTGTAAAAATAATTTGCGATTGCCATGGTTTACCTAGTTATCGTTGATATTAATACTTTCACTGAATGGGTCTATTTCAGAGAAATCAATAATAGCATCGCCTTCCTGTTCGAATGTGAGGTTACGTGAAATCGGATCCAGTTGAGCAACAGCATTAAGTGTTGCTGTATTTGATGTAAGTATTTCTCTATTAAATCTACTAAAGTAATTATCAATATTATCACGACCAGTTTGCATTCTTTGACCTGTGTATTCAGCCAATTCACAAACCATATCATAAACCTGTAATGCACCTGATTGATAAAACAAGCTTTCATCTTCAACAAATTTAATCTCAAAGATGTTTTCTGATAATGGGAAATAAATTAAATCACCTTCCTTTGGACGAATAACTGTACTTTCCTCTCTGGTGACATGTTGTTCAAATGTTCTATTTGCAACAGTAAGTGTCATTTGGTCTCTAATTTGTAAACCAAATTTGGATAGGAAATCACCTTCGCCTTCAAAACCATCCACATTTTTAACATAGGTTTCAAATTCAAATGTTTCATTATATAATGGTAAATCATCTTCATTAAATACTTTATCTATTGCACCGTCAACGCGAGTAATATAGATTACATCAACGCCGTACATTTTAATGCTTTCAATAACTAAATCTTCAACCAGTTGTTGCTCGTTAAAGTTTGAGTAGTTATCAAAGAATACATTAGTCGCCATGCTTTACCCAATATAATTATAGTTGAGAGGTTGTAAACTAGTTACTGCTTCTTCTTCCATACGCAATCTGTCTTCTCTAGCCTCTGCAAGAATTTGTTCCCCATTAAATGCGACGCCACCAACTAATTGCATTCCAGAAAATTTTGTTAGATTAAGTCCCCATTGTTCGCGAACAAGGGCAGAAGCATAATTTTGTAACCATCTGTCGGACCATACATCTGAATATGTATCTGCATCTATGACATCATACGCCTCAATAATAATGTAATTATCCACAGTCATAGCAGTTGAGCCATCAATAAACAATTTATTTACATGTTTATTATAACGAATCATTGGTTTACCTACAAGCATTTCTTGTAAGAATTCCATATGTTGCATTGCCATATAATAATTTGTAATATTATAGCCGGTTATATCTTCAAGGTTGTTTAATACAAATTGATATTGAACATTAAAAATACCACTTCCTGTGGAAATACTTGTATTTAAATTAAAGATACCGGATATACCTAAAAGCTGTGTTGGTAAAGTTATATAACCATTATCGATGTCATCTTGTGTAATTTGATGCTTTAAATAAACTAATTGGCTTCCGTTATAATGATAATCTCTCCAATAATCAATTGCTTCATCTACGCGATCATCAACCTGCTCGTCGGCAACATTGATTTGTATGACCGGAGCTCCAAGTTTTCTTAGAATCCAATCTTTAAATTCTTCTCTTGTTGTTGGTTGTGCCATTTTAGTTTCTCTTTAACCTTTTATGATATTTATGATGATTCACTGATGTTATTTACCCAGATGGTAAAAGTTTTATGCAGTGACCCACTATCTCCAGAACCATTTCTAGTGTAAAATTTTACAGTACCCGTTGTGGCATGAATTAAACCACTAAACGGTGTCGTCGCAGGTGACCGTGTTGCTATCTGATTGATATCAAGAAATATGTCGGAGGC